AGTAATTAATCTTTTAGTAAAGGTACTAAAGTCATCTGCTCTAGTTTTACTAGCAGATACTACTAAGAATTTTAAATCAGGATTCCTTAAAAGATTCCAACATACAAAGGCACTACAGATCCATGATTTACCAATACCCCTAAATGCTTGTATTACTGCTCGTCTAGGTGCATTCTGTAAATAGTCAGCTATATCAAACTGAACGGGAGTTGGACTAGGAAGATTTAAATGTTTCCAAGCCAAATACAGGAAATTCCTGAAATCATGGGTTATCTCTTTCATAATATACCCTTTAAACGCCACTAGAGGCGTGTATTTTAAGGTTTATTGCTTTAAGTCTCCTTTACCTTGTATTACATCTGAAAGCTTAAATGGGAGCTCCTCAGCTAGTTTTCCTATCGAGTTATTATCGGTAGGGGCACAATCTATATTGTTATCTTTTAAAAATTGTCGTGCCACATTAAGATCAGAAGCTTTTACCTCTGGATCCCTTATTTTTTCTAATAGTTTATCAGTTAATTGACTATGTAAATCTGATAACTTTTTTTCTGTTTCTTTACTCATATTAACAATTCCATTTTCTTAAAGCTAATGCTTTTCTTGTTGGTCTACCTTTTTCATCTTTCATTGGCCCTGAAACTCCACCCATTCGAGCACAGAAGCTCTTTCTTCTTTTAGCGGCAGTAGATCCAGCTTTTACTTTACCCGTTACAGGAGCTTTTAGATTATGACCTTTGGCCTTATAATAATCTCTACCTTTTTGATTTAATCCACCACTAGGGTTTTGATGTGCTTTTAAAGTCATTTCATCATTCTATCTATATGGTTATAAATTCTTCCTATTTGTTTATCTATTGACATTATTTCTTCTGTTAAAACTCCAAGATGTACTTGAAGTTCAACTACAGTAACTAAAACATAAGTAGATAATCCTAAAATAATTGTACCTAAAAAAGGTAAAATCCACTTATTATTTTTCATCTTTTTCTTTTTTTATTTTTAGAAAATTTTAGTTTATTAATTAATTTATCTAATCCTGTATCTATAAATTCTAAAAACAAAATAAAATATTTATCAAACATCTTTTGCTAATTTTCCTTTATTAATTCCTTTTTTAATTACATAGTTTTGGGTACCATTAGCACCTGTCTCTACTTCTTTTTTTAAAAGTTTAATTAATATTTTTTGTTTTAATTCTTTTTCAACTTTATTTTTAAAAGTTTCTAATACTTTAGTATCTCTCATAAATTAGTCTCCACATTGGCAACCAAAATTTTTATGACAAGTAGGACAAACATTTTCTTGTTCAAGAGGTTCTTCCTTGCAATTAGGAAATTTATAGGTGATTACATCATCTAACATATCACATTGTTTTTTCCACCAAGTAGATAATTTATATTTAAATAATTTCCACATTATTTGTTTCCTCCTTTAAATATTTGTGTTCCTTTAATTCCATAAATACTTGCTACAACAAGAATCCATAAATTTGTAAACCATGATGGAAGCTGTTGAAAATACTCAAAGAATAATTTTACTTTGTCTAAAGCTGTAGGATCATCAGATACAACTGCCCAAATTAAAACCATCACGGGAGCCGACAATACTAAAAGTACAAATTCGTCTTTCCAGTCCGATTGCCTTGCCTCTAATAATTTACCAGAGTAATCTAATTCTCCTTTACTCATTTTTTCAGCATGACGCATTTGTGCATCTGCCATTAACATTTTAGTTTGTTGTCTTTGTTTGAAAATATGAGAGCCTGCTTTAAAGGCCATTCCTAAAGCATTAAGCCACACGATATTTACCTCTATTTAATTTTTTTGATGTAACCCTTAAATTAGACATAGAGTTATCTCTTGGATTTTTGTTTCTATGATCAATGTCTCTACCATCTCCTTTAGAAACCGCACCTAGAGCCATTAATTTACGTCTAGCGGCATTTCTAGATGCTCTATCTAATTTAGATTTAGCTGAGCTTTGATATTTTCTGTACTCAGCTTTATAATTTCTGTTAGCCATAGTTCTTCTTAGGGAACCCTGCTTTCATTCTTGCGTAAGCTTTTGGTGAAATAGTGCTTTTAGATTTTGGTCTAGAAGTTCCTGCTTTTTTTCTAGCATTTATATTTGCATACAATCCACGTTTTGACATTATACTTTCTCCTTTTTAATTTCGTTACAAAAATAATTCATATAAAGTTTTTTTTCTTCAATACTGTCTTTCATCTCTACTGAAAAAGTTTGAATAAATTTTCCACCTGCACCTACACATTCAGACCATGAATTAAACTCTGTAGGTAAAGTTGCTGTGTTGTTACAGTAACCTGATATTGCAGAGCATATAGAAAATGCTAAAATAAATTTCATCTAACGTCCTTGTCTATTATATTTTTTGTAAGAACGTTTTTCGTCCTTGTTTAGATTTTTCTTGTGGGTTCTTATTCTTTTTTTAGGTTTTGGTCTTGGTTCAAAATGCAGGAATTTAACTTTAGCCATTCCACTTAAAGAACCCTATGACCCCCACTAACAAAGTTCCTAAAAACACAAGCACACTAATAGCACCTTTACCTTTAGAAACATCTTGTCTCAAAGATTTAACTTCTCGTTTTAACTCATTAATACTTTCGTTTAATGTCTTCATTCTTTCTGCACATAGTTTCTCATGGCTTGAAAGTCTTACACCTGCTGATACTTCAGCATAATCTTTTGGTGCAATCTTTTTTCTAGGCATTATTCAACTAAATCCCAAGTTTGATTTGTTTCATTCCAAGTATAATTTTGACCATCTGTAGGATAAGCAACTGGTGCTTCCCAAAGACAAGTTGTTTCATTTAATGTCCAACTATTAAAAGGTTTTGGTGGAATAAAAGCATCTCTGTTTTCATCATAAGTGTAACCAACACCTGCAAAGTTTTTTCTAATATTATTATTATAAGAAGTTTGTTTCCAAACTGCTCTATCTCCATATAAATTTTGTAAAAACTCAACACCTGCTTGTTCAGTTGTTGCAATATCATTTGATACTACTGCAACTTTTTCAACTATGTTTCCAACTTTAAGTTTTGCAAAATGTGCCATTATCCTGTGTAACTCCCATTTCCTGTATATGTTAATATTGTATCTGAACCAGATGTTGTAACTGATGGTGAGCCTGTTGTTGTGCCAGAGTAATTTGCAGTAGGCATACGAAGAATAACTATTCCACTTCCACCATTACCACCATTAGTAATAACATTATTATTTCTTCCTCCACCACCTGCTCCACTTCCTGTGTTAGCTGTTCCATTATCTCCATTTGATGAATTTCTACCAGTACCACCACCACCAGAGCCACCAGAGCCATTTGATAAATCCCAACCATGACCACCACCACCTCCACCTGCTCTTGTTACAGATGAGCCAGTTATTGATGAAGCTAAACCATTTCCACCATTTCCTGCAACACTACTACTTGGAGGATTAGGTGCAGATTGACCTGCTCCACCTCCACCACCATTAGCATCACCAACAGCAGTAGCACCACTTGTACCTTGACCAGATGTTCCAGATGCACCAGAACCATTGTTTGCACCTCCTCCACCAGAACCACCAGAACCAGAACCTGCTCCATCAGAGCCACCTCCACCTCCACCAAGAGATGTAATTGTAGTTATATCATTTCCAGATATAGAACTATCGTTTCCTTCACTTCCTCTTACTGATGTTGATGTTGAACCTGCTCCACCAGAGCCAACTGTTATTGTGTAAACTGTTCCAGTATTAAAACTTAAAGAACTTTCAGATGAACTGTTGCCACCAGATGTTTCATTATTATAAGAATTTCTATATCCTCCTGCTCCAGAGCCACCACCTCTGCAACCACCTCCACCACCACCTGCAATAACTAAAAAATCAGCATTATAAGGTGGTACTGAAGCAGTAATTGTTTGGTTACTAGATGATTTTCCGTCAGAATTAGTAACTTTGATTGTAACAACATTTCCATTTGTTACATTATTATAAACTGAACTTGGAACTGTTACTGTAGCTGAACTATCGTTTGTAGGTGTAACTGTTACATCAACATCAATAGCATCACTAGCTTGTAAAAAATTAACTACTAAATTTGAACTTAAAAAACCAGAGCCATTTAATGTTAAATTTGAAGTTTGACCTGCAAAAATATTTTCAGTTACAGAACTTAATACAGCAACTTCTGCTGAAACTTTAACAAAATTTCCAATAGTAGATTGATATATTTTTAATACTTCATTAGTTTGGTCATACCACAAATCTCCTTCACTTGGAGTAGATGGTGCTGAAGCTGATTTTACAACTTTAGCATCATTATCAAGTTTAGCACTTGTAATAGAACCATCAGCTAGTCTAGCTACAGGTAATGTACCAGTAGTTAATGAACTTGCGTTATCACTTGGTGGAACATTATCTAATGCACTAGATACTACATCTCCTGTTGCATCTAGCAAATCAGCTATATTTCTAGCTTTACTCATTTATTATTCTCCTACGATTTTAAGATTTTAATTACTCTGCTACTGGTGGTGTATAACCAGTTAATGCAGTTGCTTCAGCTTGTGTTAATCCCAAGTCTAATAGCTTTT